CAACCGCTCCCGCATCCGAGCTGTTGATCCACACCACCGAAGAGACGGCAACCGGATTGGTCGGGTCATTCGGATCGTCAAGTGTGCTTTGAACCGTGTAGTTCACAGTACCGCTCGCGTCACACTGGACCGAGACCTGCGAATGCGCCCAGTGATCGAGACACACCCAAGCCGACGATGCAACACCATTGGTTCCAACGGTCAGAGCACCCACCGCGTTTCCAGAGATGGTAATCCGGGTGACCGTGGCGTAATCCAGCACGCTCTGCGCGGTGCTGATGTTCGGACCCGCGACCGTCTCGCTGATCGTCGCCCCCGACCAGTTCGTTCCGAAGATCGTGAAGGTGTTGGCGCTTTCGTTCGCCGTCGTCGTGATCAGGACCCGTCGAGGTTTGTCGAGCACAGCAACACCGCCGACAACCGTCGATCCGTTAAGGGTCAGGTTGCCCGCAGTGGGGGTCTGCGAAAGAGCGATGTTATTAGCACTGGCGGCGGCAAGAGGACCGACAATGACTTGAATCTGGCGCATGTCGGCCCTCCCGGAAGCTTACTCCTGCTCCATCTCCATATCGACGGAGCGGCCCTTGGGAACTTCACCCTTGCGGGCAGAAGAGAACGGGGTTGCGTCAGCCGAACCACCGGACTTACGCGGCTTGCGACCCGCATGATGCTTGGCCATCTCGCCATGGACCTCACCGACCATGCGACCACCACGCTTGCGGCGCTTCGTCATACAGGTCGCCTCATGCTCGGGGCCCATGCCCTCATGCTTGCCGACCTTGCCGCCGCGCTTGCGCTCTTCGGCCTCGTCGTTGATCTTCGAATTCACCCGACGCTCGGGCTTGTCCATCAGATCTTCCTTAGCCTCGTTGACGCCCCCAGTGGCGCGATGCTTACGTCCCTTCATTTCACCACTCCTCTTAGAACGTCATCAGAAATTCGCGAAATTCGTAATTCCGAACAAACCGGTAGAAGCACTGGCAGCGTTGTTGCCAATGTTGTAGGCCTGCGGGGACTGACGAACCACCAGCTTGTTCACACCCGTCGCAGCGGTGAAGCTGTAGGTGCCGCGAACATCACCAGTAGTAGAAGTAGCAGGAGACGTCCGATCGCTCGGCAGATAACCCGTCGCAGCCGTGATCATGGTCACAGCCGTAACCGACGTGGCCGAGTTGACGATCAAGTCACCAAAGCTGTCCGACCGGATAGGCATACCGAACACCGTGGTGGTGTCGACCGAGTAAGCGTGGGTCGTATCCGCCGAACCACCCGAGAGGGTCACCGAACGGATATACCGGAACGCCTTCTTGCCCGCCACCTGGGAGCCGGCCGTGATCGTAATGGCTTCCACCATCGGATAGCCGTAGATGTCGTAACCCGCCACGGTCGCAGTGGTATAAGTAGCACCCGCCGCCGCCGTCACAGCCACGGCCCGACCGACCAGAGACTGCGCATTCCACATCAGATTCCCGTTGGTCCCAAATCCCCCGAAAGGAACCGTGCAGGACAGCGGATTGGGCAGAGCCAGCGTAATCGTGCCCGAAGTCGAGTTGAGCCCCGGGTTGTTCGTGGTATAGGTACCAGCAACACCCTGACCGCCCGTTCCCGCCGAAGTCTGGCTGAGCACGATCGTCGGAGGATTGGACGAACTCGGCGCCGCACCGACAGGACCCAAGGTCCCCGAAGTGGTATTGGCGACGCTGACAATCTGCATGCCAGGTGTAATCGGCATCGCGGTATTCGCGGTCACGGTGAGCACACCATTGACGAACGAACCGGTCACCGATGTGAACGCATCCAGCGCCACCAGACCCGCACCGCCCACACCGGTGTCAAGCGCACCGGTATCCGCACGCGTAATGCCCGGAGTGATATACACACCCGTCGTAGCAGAGTTAGCCGCCACCAGAGCAAGCGCCGCACCGGTCGGGCTGGCCGAAGCAACAACCGCACCCGCCGTCGCCGTGTAAGGCACGATGTTCTGCGTGGTGATGCAGTCAGCACCGAGCCAACCCACATCCGGAGAGGTCTGCGATTCCCCGTTCAGATAGGTGTAGGGAAGACGCGGATCGAGGACCGCCGTACCACCCCAGAACATCGAGGGGGCAATGTCCGGGTTGTACTCCGCGCCAGCATAAGGGGACTGGCCGAAGACAATCATCGGTCCCGAGATAGCGGTTTCAGCCATGCTTAAATCTCCTTCCGGGAACGCTCTGCATGGCGTTCGATGTAATCAGCCAGTCCACAGGTAAATCCCAAGTAAAACTTACGAAGTTGGGAAGGACCCAAACAGTGCTCGCCAGTTATAATAGCCGAAACTGTAGCGCTCGTAGCCTTTCGTTAAGAGCGAATCCGTCGTGAAATCGACCTGGAGGTCAGTTTCGAACTTAATTCTCTCCATGTACGAGAGACCGTCGATGTTGGTCAGAAGGAACCACGCGAACTGCGAGGTCAGGAAGTCATTGACCATGTAACCTTCGGGCAGACCGCCCGCAGTCGACACGATCGCATTGACGTCATTGTCCGCCGTACCGGGGCGAAGCTCGGTTTTGGTCAGACGGATCGCGACCGGCTCAAGCTGAGGCGGAACGACAAGCTTGCGACCACGGGCGAAGATCTTGAGGCCTGCCTGATCGCGGAAGTTGGTCCGGATCTGGATCATGCTGTTGAGCAGCGTGGCCTCATTCAGATCAACGTCAATGGTCGGACGATTGCCGATGGTGTTGCCGTCGATCGGGTGAGCGGTCGAACAGAGCGCCACACCGTCCGCACCAACCGCCGGATTATATGTCGTCGCCGTGTTGAGCACGTTGGCGCCATAAATCTCCTTGGTCTGGTGGAAGCTCTCCATCAGACCAAGGTTCGACGGGTGGAACTGCGTCTTGTACAGGTTGTCGTCGATCGCCTTGCGGGTGATCGCGTAACCAAGAGCGATTTCGTTGTGCTCCTGGTTATAAACAAACCGCTCGCCAGCGCCGTTGTCGAAGGCGGTCTGGCCGCCCTCCGTCTTCAGCTGGGCGAGGCCAAGGAACCGCATTTCAGCGGTACGCTCCAACGCCATCTTCGACGTATGCTTCGTGAAGATCTTATCATATTGAGATGGGATCATCTCATATTTTCCGGTTACGCCGCGAAGGCCCGGAAGGAGCAAGTCCTTAATTGCGCTGAGATTAACGGCCATGACTTAGGCTCCCTTAGCTGATGCCGGTGACGGCGCCGTTGGAGCGCGTCAGGACGTTGTTGAAGGCCACAACCAGCCAGTTGTACTGGGTCGTGGTATCGGCGCCGTTGGGAGCGACCGGGTCGGTATAGAGCGACACGATCCGGAAAGGGAAAGTGGCCGTAGTGCCGACCGATGCAATGTACATGCCCGACAGACCGGTTGCCGTGGTGCCCGTGCCAACACCAAGCTGGCAGAGCTTGCCGACGTTGGCGAGACCGACCGCAGAACCGGTGTTCGAGGCGACCAGGAACTGCGCGTTGGGATCGTTGACGACATAGGCCTCAACGTCACCATTGGCGTCCGAGCCTGGCCAATAGTTGGACCATACCGTGCGCTTCTGCGCGACCGACGTGTATTTGCAGCCGACGAAGATACCCGCGAGTGGAACCGTACCTGCGGTTGCCTGCTGGATGTAGCCGGTGGTGGAGCTGGTGACGGGGACAACCGCGTCGCCGAAAAAGATGGGTGTCGAGTTACCAGATGCGATCAGTGCAGGGGTCTGCTCAAAGGTCGGCGCGGAGCCCGTGCCGCGACGCTGGCTGAACCCGAAAGGCGTAAAAGTATTCGCCATGACGGTACTCCCGAGAGAGGCCATCATCGCGCGCCGGGGCGACTAGGGACCGAATTGATGCTACCTCCACACCGGGGGAGGTTTGTGCATTCTATACGTCTCTGTTGTAACCTCTGTCAACTATGGTTACTTGGTTGCCAAATCACGAGCGAGAAACATGAGATTTCAGATCATACTCAACATGCCGTCCCACCGCGGTGGTGCCAGTCATTCCATCTTTGTCGAGCACGAAGCCCGGTCTATCAGCGATCTGATGAGTATCATGGATCGCGAAGGCTATCTGGTCGCCATCGAACTCTATAAGCTTGAGGATGGAGAGCTAGGACCGCATCACGAGATCGGAATCTCGGCGAACGTCATCGGCAAGATCAAATATGTCGATTAACTGACCCCCGCACCGGATACGATAAAGCTGTTGCCTCCGGTGCAGAGCAGGTTCGCGACGCCATTAGCTGCGAGGGTTCTACTTCCCGTCGTCGTCGTTCCAGCGAGTTTGAGAGTGACACTCGTGCCCTGAGTGATCGTAAAACTGGACCCGCTGGTGTTGATGATCAGGAACACATCACCAGCACTGAACACACCGGAAGAGATCGTGGTCCCAGACGACAACGGAAGATATTTGCCGATGTCAGTTGCATCAGGCGTGGTGTTCGCGCTCGCTGGAATGTTGCGATAGCCGATGGGGTTTCCGGTTGTCCCGACCGTCCCGCTGATCTGTCCCGTGATGTTTCCGGCGAAGTTCGTAACCGTAAGCGTATGGGTGCTGTCGTCATAGGTCATGCTCGCAAAGCCCGCGAGAATGCCGGATGAATTAACCTGGACCTGCTTGTTCGATCCCGCTGCAGGCTCTGCCCCACTCTCTGCGGGTAGGATATTGGTGCCGTCGCTGAGCACCATGGTGTTGGCGCTCTGCGCACAGACGATACTTGATCCACCACCGGCCGAGGAGATCGTCAGGGTAAATGCGCCCGACGTCGTGTTTATGATGAACCAGAAGCCGCCGACCGCCGAAGGGATCTGGTAATTGACGTTCGCAGTTAGCGCGCCCGAGAAGATCAGGATTCGGTTGCGGTATTGGGTGAGGGTGAGGGCGATCGTTCCGCTAGCACCGACAACGTTAATGGTCGTGTTGCCGCCGATTGCCGTATCCACAATCGTAAAATCACCGTTGACCGGGACGTCCCACGCCCCAACGTCCGATCCGTTGCTTGGCAAGGTCAAAGTCAGGTTCGGAGTGAACGAATCTGTCATGCGATGGCTTTCTTCGTGATCGCGAGGGCTTTCGCGACGGTGGTATCAGGAAGCTTGAGGAAATGCTCTGTTTCCTTGGTGGCGTGCTTCTTCTCGTGATGGGCGCGCTTCATCAGGCGTTCCACGAGATGTTCGATATCCTTGACTGCTCCACCGGAGGCGCGTTGGGGGCGGTTATCATCCGGTTCCGGAGCCCCGAACACATCGGCACTATTCCATCCTTGGCTACCGTCATCCTCTGGCGTTTTATCGCTATCTGGCACGCTTGGGGCCTCGCTTCCCGTGAAAAACTTAGAGGTGTTTCCCACCTCTTCGTTCTCACGCGGTCTAACGTCTTCCTCACGGGCGAATTGCCCAGCCAATGCTGTCCCTGTTTCGGCCGATGGGGTTACGCCCTTGGCGACGTTGATTCCCAAACGTCCGGCAGCCGCGATCGGTGCAGGAACTTTGTTGGCGATGTTTCCAACGATATTAGCAGCCTGTCCTAGTCGATAATTTGTATTGAGCGCCACAGACGGAGAGGACATAGCGGCAGTTGCCAGAGCGCCAATCTGTGCTGCCCCTTCCCCAAGAGAGGATGGCAATCCCCCATGCAGGGTCCCATAAAGAAGGCCAGCGTCCATTAGCTTATTAAAATGGCCCGGCAATGCCGTCCTAGCCGCGTGACCTGCCAGCATGAATGGGAGCGCGGGCTCCTCCTCTGCAAGCTGGTTAAGCAAGTCCACGCCAGCCGGCTTGCCAGCCTGTCGCAATTGTTTGGCAAGAGCAGCCGTATTGGCTGTTCTATCGTTTATTCCCAATGTCTTAGACAAATCCTGAATATTTTGCCTCCCAGCCTGATAGCTATCCATGAGTTTGGCATAATCTGGATCTGTCGTGCTTATAGCGTCCTTAACGGCATTATAAATATTGCCTAAATGCTGCTGAGCCACGCTGTTAGACGTGCTCTGCTTCATGTCCCAAATTTGTCGCTTCAGAGCATCCGCATTTTCTATGTTCTGTGACAATGGGTCCGGATTGGTGAATACATCCTCGACTAACTGGCGGACGCCAGGGGGAGCCTTGGGGTCTGTAGGGTCACCGGAAATGGCTTTCTTTGCTTCAGTAAATCCAAGGGACGATCCTTTGCCAAGATCCTGTTCGGATTTATTCAGCGCATCTAACACGGGCTGATAGTCCACCGGGGCCGTAGAAAGACCAGCTTTCCCCTGAACGTAGGCATTCGATGCCTTCTGCTGAGCCTTATTGATAGCCCGCGCGGCAGTTTGCTGGATTTCGGCCGTGCCATCATTGGTGGCAAAGTGCTTGAACACATCCCCGGCCGTTTCCGCGCTACCAGCGGTTAAGGGCGTGCTACCTGCCTTTCCGGCTAAATAGGTGTCAGACAGGAACTTTTCCGGGACATGGCTTGCTAGTTGCTGCCATCTGGATGGCGTTGATGCTATCGTACTCCCCACACCAGAGGCCAAATTTCTTACCAGAGGAATCTTGCCTGCCGCAGCGGGAATGGCTGTCAGAGGATTTACATATTTTTGAGATGCAGAAATGGCTTTCCCGACATTCTGGGCACCGCTGCCAATAGCCTTTAGGGCTGCACCTGTTGCGCCCCCAGCTCCCGTAACATCACCGAGGGCACCAATGACCTTTCCTGCCCTACCGGCAACACCAGCTTCGCCAAGGCCGGGAAGAATTATCGACAAATCGCCTAGGATGCCGCCTGGATTGGTAGCAAGCGTATTCTTGAGTGTGTCTACGTCAAAATGACGTTCACCGGTAGAAGGATCGATCTTGGAATATTTATCGGCGATGTTGGCCCATGCCGCATCGGCAACGGCTTCTCGCTGCGCCTTTTTCTGCGGGCTCTGTTGACCAACAATTGCCTCGCTGCCGAGATAGGGAGCGGCCTTCGATGCAATGCCGCTGGCGATCTTGCCATAGGCCTTAGCCGATTCAACCGGATGCGTCACGGTCTGCATGACACCGCGTGCAATATCCTTGATCTGCTCAAGCGACGATGGCCCGAGCGTCCGTACGGCGCCTTCTGCTGTATCAAGCCATGACGGACTAGCCATATTATCGCTTCCTTAACCG